CAGCTCCAGCAGCTGGTTCTGCGCCTACTCTACCGAGTGTCGCTGATGTGTTCCTGCCAGTTGTGACTGCAGCGCCATCACCAGACAAGTTTGTGTCGCTATAAAGCGCAGAAACGTCATCATTTAATCGCAAGTACAAAAAACCCTGTAAGTTTGCTGATGTGTTGCGGGTATTCCAAACTAGCATGAGGTCTCTATAGCCCTGCGGTATCGAAGTGAATGCGAGTTCATATCCAGTGCCGCCACCAGCTGGCGTTGTGTACTTTGCAATAGGCACAAGCGCGCCGTGCATCGTTCCAGCAGCGTTTGATGCGTATGGTTGTAATGCCATTAGGCTGTAATGTCCCCGAGCAAGACCCAACTATCAGTCCCGCGCTTTAGGAGTGTCGCACCAGAGTATTGCGCTCTTAGTTTTAGACCTGGGTTTGACACGATTGTGACTCCACCAGTGGCAGCGACAGTCACTTGGCCTGCTCCAGTTTGTAGCAACGTGATTTGGGCACCGATTGCAAAAGCGGCAGAGCTGTTTAGGGGCACAGTCAATGTGATTGCGGAAGCGTTGTTGAGTTCAACTAGTTTGCCGTCGTCGCCAATAACAAGGGTGTAAGTCGTGCCTGTTTGCGCATTGATGACAGTGGCAGGCGCGGGGCCAGTTACTCCAGTCGCACCAGTCGGACCTGTCGGTCCAGACGGACCTGTCGGTCCAGTTGCGCCAGCAGAACCAGCAGTGTAAGCGTAGGCTAACGAGTTCCAAGCAGTAGAACCGTTGCCCATCTTCCACTTGTCGGTGTCTGTTTCGAGTCCGATTTCACCCTGCGCAAGAATGGGATTGTTAGCTGTCCAGTTGGCCGCGGTATCTCGGCGCTGTTGGAGTCTTGATGTCATGTTGGCTGCTTTCTCTCTTGGCTAGAATGTCGTGACGGACGCGCCAGCGTCAATCGTGTAAGTCCATGAAGTGGTGCCCGATGTTTCTGCGTTGTAGATTGCGTCTCCCCAAAGGTTTGATGCACCGCCGTCGAGGTAGTCCACAACGGGGTTGTCGCCGCCTTGTGGTCCAGTCGCGCCTGTCGCGCCGACGGGTCCAGTTGAACCAGTTGCACCGACTGGGCCTGTTGCACCGCTTGCACCAATGGCGCCTTGTGGGCCTGTCGGTCCAGTTGCGCCTGTCGCGCCGTCTGTGCCGTTAGTGCCTGCGGGGCCTGTGGCGCCTGTTGCACCGACGGGGCCTGTAGCACCGACGGGGCCTGTAGCACCGACGTCACCTGCGACACCTTGTGGACCAGTAGCGCCGACGGGGCCTGTGGCACCGATTGGGCCTGTGACTCCGACCAAACCTTGCTCGCCTTGAATGCCTTGTGGGCCTGTCGCACCAGTTGCACCTGCGGGGCCTGTTGGTCCTTCAGCACCTGTCGCACCGACTGGACCTGTTGGGCCAGTAGCACCGACCGCGCCTGCGGGGCCTGTAGCACCAGTTGCACCAGTCGCGCCATCAACTCCCGCAGGGCCTGTTGGACCTGTAGAACCGATTGGACCTGTCGCACCTGTTGGGCCTGGCACCGTCGAATCCGCACCTGTTGGGCCTGTAGCGCCGATTGGGCCTGTTGGACCAGTCGAGCCTGTTGGACCTTGTGAGCCTGTGGCGCCTGTTGGGCCTGTTGGGCCGACTGGTCCTTCGGGGGCTTGCAGTGAAGTGATGACAAACGAGTAGTGCTGTGAGCCCTCTGTGTAAAAGTTGATTGAACGTGCCGTGCCGTCGTCGTTGCGTGCGTAAAGCTCGACTATCATGCGGTCGGTTTCTGCTACTGCAGAGCTTGGCAGCACAATTTCGAGCTGTGTAAGCATCGGATTTGCGCCGTCGTATGGAATTAGAGTTGCATCTGTGTCGCCGATAGTTGCAAGGACTGTGCCAGCGCTGTCTGCAAGTTTTAAGCGAGCGAACGCATAAACGTCAGAGCCGTTAGTGGGCTTGCTAAAGAAAAGATTAAAGCGCTGCACGCCAGCTGGAATCAGCGTGAAACCAAACTCCTCGCTGATGTACTGCTGCATAAGCTCTGTCGAGTTGCCAGCAACGGAGTTTGTGACAGTCGCCATCGCTGCGCCAGTTGGCTCTGTGCCAAGCTGCTTGTAACCAGTCAGCTCTGTGATGGACTCATTGAAATAGTAATAGCGGCCTGTGGTATAACCCTGTGGACCAGTCGCACCTGTCGCACCTGTGGCGCCTGTTGCACCAGTTGCGCCGACTGGGCCTGTTGGGCCTGTCGCGCCGATTGGGCCAGTCACACCTGTAGGGCCTGGAACAAACGAATCCGCACCTGTTGGGCCTGTAGCGCCGATTGGGCCTGTTGGACCAGTTGCACCCTCGATGCCTTGTGGACCTGTTGCACCAGTCGCGCCAACGGGACCTGTAGCGCCGATTGGGCCAGTCACACCGATTGGGCCAGTCACGCCGATTGGACCTGTAGGACCAACTTCGCCTTGTGGCCCAGTGGCACCGATTGGGCCAGTTACACCGACCTCGCCTTGAATGCCTTGAATGCCTTGTGGGCCTGTAGAGCCAGTCGGTCCCGTCGAGCCTGTTGGGCCTGTAGAGCCGATTGGGCCTGTGACACCTGTTGGACCGATAGCACCTGTCGCGCCTGTTGGGCCTGTTGACCCTGTTGGACCTGTCGCACCGACTGGACCTGTAACACCAGTTGCACCTTGCGGGCCTGTCGCACCTGTAGGGCCAGTTGGACCCGCAGGTCCTTGAGCACCAGGCGACATGATTTCAACGGTGTTGACGTCCTTGATTACCGTGACTTCGTTGCAGTTATTAGACACGTGTTACCTCTGGGGCCACAGTTAGCTGCCCTTGAATCAAACGGTCAACAAGACCACCAGACGAAGTCAGCTCGACGTCATAAACGTAATAACCCTCGTCAAGTGCGCGAGTTTGTGCCGCGCTGATTGTGATAACAACTGTGCCAGTCAACGGTGTAATAACGATGCCATTCGCGGGGCTTGTCAGTGTCAATTCTGCCTCTGCAGAACTGTACTGCTGGCGCACCTGCATTGCGGCGGTGTAGCCAGTCAAGTTGATGGCTGTGCCACTAGAGTCCTTGTATAACACTGTGACCGACCAGGTTGCTCCCTGGTCAATAGTCGCGTTGTAAATGCCAGCTGTCATCAATTAGCCTTTTCTGTAGCCCAAACGAGGAAGGAACCGAGAGCGATGAGAGCAATCGGCGGTGAGAACAAAGCCAAACCAACCGTCACCAAAGCGACGCCAAGCACTTCAATCGCAAGTCCAGCATCAAAACGCTTCATTTTTCTCCTAGACTTGAATCGTGCGATAGGCGACTTTCGGCGCCACTGGTTCTGGGTTAATAAGAGCATCTGTGCGACCAAGATAGGCGAGCACTGCAGCTATCAGTCCGTCAATCTTGTGACTTTGTGATGGCTTCATGACTTGTCCGTACCGAGTCGGTACCGCGTTTGTCACGTGTCTTGTAAGTTCTGCTTTGCCGCTGTGTTTCAAACGGCCCTCGAGAATGTCCTCGAGAAAGCGGTCTAGACCCTGCGCCATCAGCTTTCGCTGGCTTGAAGGATAAACCGCAACTACCTTGTCAGCAAAAGTGGAGTTCCAAGCGTCAAGGTAAGACTGCCAGCCCGATGGGTCTGCCCATATCTTGTGCACTTTGTACTTGGTGAAAGCTATTCTCACAGCCTCATCAACTTCGACTCTTGGGACTTCCCAGCCGTAACCCGCGGGTCCAGGTGGTCGCTCCCAACACTCGAGTTGAAAAATCTTGCCGTCTTCAACGCGGCACGCAACCAAGACAGTGGAGTCGTCTTTCCGCGAACCGTCGTAACCGAGCACGACTTCCGTGCCCTCTGCCAGCTCTTCAGGTTCTGCTGCTGCGTTCCATGCTGTGATGTCCATGTAGCGGTCTGTGTCCGTGGACGGCTGGTTTAAAAAGTAACGCCTCGCATCTGACGCTTTCGTCATTGGGTCTTGGATTTCGGCCATTAAACGGTCGGCGTCCAGCCATTTGAAAGCGGGGCCATACACGACAGCGAGCGCTTTTTTCAACTTCTCGCTGTCCTGCAGGTCTGGAACTTCGGGCGCTTGCTTGTGGTCGAATAACAGGCCTGGATTTTTAGTGCGGCCTTCTTGTATCGAAATCCATAAGCGGTGCGTTTGTTCGGCGATTGATTCCTCGCCGACCGAATACATTGTCGAAGTCTCGAGCATCCAAGGGTCTGCCACTTTACGCTTGGCGAGGTTACGCCGAACGGTTTCGTGCATTCGCTTGAGCTCGGGGCTCGAATAGAGGTGTGTTTCATCTGCAACCGCAAAAGACTCTTTGCCGCCGTCTTTTGATGCAGAAGCTGCTGTTGATGGCACGATTTCGCCGCCACCTTTTAAGAATGTGCGAGTCAAACCCACGTCAATGCCTGGGTACTCGGTGCCAAAGTTCGTTTTGATGTGCTCTAGCATGTAACGCACGTTGTCGTACGTGTTGCCAGACTGCGATTCTTCAGTCGCTAGACATCTGATGAACGGGTACTGCACTGGCTTGCCGACTGGGTTGCCGAACTGGTCCCAACGGTCAAAGCGAGCAGGGCCGAGAGCCTCGAAACATACGAGCATTCCAGCCAGCTCAGATTTCGCACGACCTTTGGGCCGCGAGAAAAACGCACGCCGAACAACTCGTCTCCCGTTCTTGTCGAGTTCATATGCTTTGAGTATAAAAGCCGCTTGCTCATCATCTAAGACTATGGCCTCGCCTTGCACGTCGCCTGGTCCGTGGACTAGATAAGTCTCAATCCAGTCAATCGCGTCCCAACCGAGCGAGATAAAGCTACTCTGTTGCCGTTTCTTCTTTGTCAAGCTCCCCCACCACTCTCAACAAACGAGTTCGTCGCTGGTCAGATAGGGTCTTGTTCGATTTGGCCCCCTCTGCTTCACCATCAACCTGCAACCGAAGCCGCATTCTGTCTTCAGGTGTAGCGCCAAACTTCGCGACTCGGAGTCGCAATTCTGCTCCCACGTTGTCGCCGTTCCAATAGGACGAGTGCAACAACGCTGTATCGATTAAAAAATCCCAGTCGGTGTCAGTGAAAGTGACAGCTTGTGCTGACTTGCGCCAAGTGTCCCACCAGCGAAAAGTCTGCGAATGCCAAGGGTAACCAGCTGGCAAATCAGGGCCACGCAAAATGCCGTCTTGTGTAACGACTTGAGTAGGCACAGGGTCAGCGTTTCTGCGTCTGCGCTGTTCTGCGTCTTTAGGCGCTGGACCTTTGCCTGCCATGTTTCTCCTAAAATGTGATTGATGCAGATATTTAAATTGTAAACCCGTACACGCCGCGTCCTTTG